TTATCCGTTGTTCTAAGATTCTGATTAGGAGGAGCGTATCCATTTAAACTTGATGTATCTACTCTATTAAACGCAACATTATCCGTTGTTCTAAGATTTTGATTGAATACGTACTTGCTATGTGTCGACAACAGTCTTAACTCATCTTCTATATATGACGGGAGACCATTCCATGGATTAGGAATTGTAAAAGATGTTACATATATAAAACCTGTATACTTCATGATCATTAACAAAGTATCATAATTAAGAGATGTTATACCGTGTACTAAACAAGCTCTTCTGTAAAGACTAATTTCTCTATAACTATCCTCCCAATCTCCACCTCGCAATGTATTTTCATCTGGCCAATAATTATTCTCGAAAATCACGATAATATCAGACGCATTATTAGTAAAATAAGTTTCATAGCAAGGAGCACCAGGATTTCCAATTACTGGCCAGAATCCTTTTCGGTGTGCATAAGCAGTTATTTGTTTATAGTAATTGATATGGTTAACATTGTTATCATTCGTCATTTCATCTACAAACAAGGACCGTACATGAGGATATAGCTGTCTCCAACGATCTATGTCTGTGTATACATCGTTAATATTTCTGTTAGTATAACTTGTATACACATACCCCGATACTATACCTCCTGAACCTATTATCTTTTTGATCGCTCTTCTCCAGACTCCATCTTCAACAGTCCCCGGCCCATTGTTTGGATTGATCACAACAATAGAAGGAACATTCTGATATTTCTTGAGCAAATCCAAAAATGTTTCAAATTGTGTTGACCACCCTCCCTCGCTCCACGGATAGAGATACATAGGAACTATAATCCCAGTACTTTTTTGTCTAATAGTTGCAAGTTCATTAGCTCTAAGAAAGGTATCTTCTAGTGCTTGCTCAACATTTCCGACGGAAAACAAGTCCCCCTCGTTTTTGACAGGAACATCTATAGCGGACACTTGCTGTGCACCAAAACCCCAATCTATGTGTTGTTCTTTTATTACATCGTCCCTATGCTCTCCGACATCATCGTGTCTATTCTTAAACGCCTGAACAAGCGAAACATAATTTTTACACTTCCAACTACGATTTTTCTCGATTGTCCATGAAGTATTCTCTAAATCAGGTAAATAAGCTGATACATTTCTTATATATGCATCTACAATACCAGACGTTAACCCCGCCGGCACAAGTATTTCCGCAAGTTTCATCCACCCGGATTCGGCCGGAGGAGCATTTCCAGATCCGGGGGTTCCTTTTAATACTTTTGCTTCAATATCAAACAAAACTTTAGTAGTCACATCTATATAGGTTATAGCACCTGTTCCAGGGTCCTTAAACGCCCTCTGTTTTAAGTCATAATCTTTAGTTTTTGCTCGTACCTCTAGAATATCAATGCGATCGTAAGCTTCACCATTTTCTATAGGTATTGGATTGGTGATCGTATCTACATATATCGCCGTACCGTTCGATAACAACGCAAGGCCGCTGTTTATTTTTACATTCATCGATACAGGTGTAACTTGTTGTACTTCAAGACCATGCACTATACAATCATTTGTTGTTTTCCCTATTACTTTTTGAATTATAGATATCAAATTATCAATAGATGATGTGCCTAGAAAATTAAAGTCTTCACTTTTTGCTATTTCATTTTCTGTAAACTTCGCTGTCCTTATATCCATTGCTACCTCCTGACCGATACCATATCAAACATCGCCTTAACACCTACCGGTTTTATCATGTCAAGAATCTCCTGCAAATATTGAGCAGTAATTCCAGTAAACGTACCCCCTATATGATCAATGTCAATATACGACATTTTGTTATAGTTTGTTGAGGCCTCCGGATCAGTAGATGAATAATGCAGGTTTAAATACCCACCCGCTTGTCCACCTGTACTGCGAGCAAGTAATTTAAAAGTAGGATAACTTTTTCTTTCCCCGAACTCTATCATGTCAATATCTAAAACAGCTTCAGGAACATTCATATTAGATAACTTTATTACCAAATCCGATTGAACATCTAACAGTATCCACAAGTTTTTATATTCATACCTGTTAGATGCTTTTAATATAATACCTGTATCACTGTCCTCCCACACACCCGTCGCAAAATCATAGTATTTATTATCTAAAGTTCTTTTGACAGAAACATTCAAAACATTTTGCATAACATTAGACCGTACAAAAAACGACAGTGTATAAACGCCTGGAGAAATATTTGTTAATGTCTGGTAAATAGAAGCAATGTTTCCGTTTGAATCTACTATAAATTGCATTGCCCAGCTTTCTTCAAAAGGATTTTCAGACGATCTCTGTAATACTGTGTTTCCACTTAGCTGCAGCTGCCATTCCGTACTAATTTCATTTTCAAATCTACCGTTCAACACAAGATTGTTTTCTACGAAATTTTCTAACACGTATAACTCATCTCTTGGGAAAAAATAAGAAACCACATCAAGCACCATCCATTTTGTGCCCCATACAGAGTTCATCCTTCTACGAAACAGGGAATATAACCTATTCCGTACTGATGCATCGCTTTCATTTTTAAATCTGTTCAAACCAGTGAACACCTGGAACAGATAATCCAAATATTTTGCAAACAATTTTTCAGGATCATTCGCTTTGGACACATAATCAGTATATGCAACAAGGTATTCCATCTCATTTGCGATTGCACCACACTGATAGTCGGAGCTTTTTGTAATATTGGATAGAGGGGTAAAAGGATACTTTCCCCATATTGCGCGATATTCTTTTGTGGCAGTATTCATCCACTTGGGCATTTTATTGTTTAATTCTTCTATTATACTCATGGAACGGTTACCTCAATGTTCCCTGCCCTTGCGATCTGAGAATCAGATATCAGTATGTTTCCAGTAGGCGCCGTTACAATAATATCGTAAACGCCCTGCTGCCCCATTACCACTCTCACGATCCGGTTAAGAACCACATCCTCTCCAATGCTTAATCCATTGATGTATTCTGTTATAACTTGCTTTACTAAATATTTTAGTTGCTCTTTATCTACAGAACCAGGAACCACTGTCACTGTCACAGATACATCTACGACAACTTTCACAGGAGCTATGAAACGAATCATAACGCCTGGGCATCGGTACCCCGGATTCTCTACGGTACCATCTCCCTCAACCTTTCTTTGCACTTCAGAGATTAACCATGCAGGAGCATCTCCAGAACCGTCGTCTATATACAGTGTACAATGATACACACCGTTCAACGGAGGAAAATGTTCAACTACTGTTGCTGACCGTACACCGTTAACACTTTTCGCTGCTGTTATTAATCCATGTTTGGAAACTCGACCAAGACCTAGAAGATATTCCCTAAACCTTTTTAAAAACTCATCGTCAGTTTCGTCATCCTGTCCTCCCACAATAGGATTGTAGTTAGTAACAGCATCCACTCCTGAAATCGGATACACTATTACGGATATAGCACCTGAGGGGACGTTTGAATCTTTACCTACTACTTCTGCTTGAATGGAAACCTGATTTGAAACCGTTTGGTTCGCAGGGATTTGACCTTCTTGAGTTGTAACAAACATTATGCCGCTTGAAGTCGCAATTCGTGTTCCTGATGGAATTGTAACCGAGTTAGAAGAAGGACTATTCCTCGAAAAAACAACAGTGCCAGAAGCTTTCAGCCCCCCCTTCCTTTGAATACCAAACACCGCATAGGGCATCTCCAAAAAATATTTTTCAAAGTTAACTTTTGTACGTATGTATAGTTGCTCCAATTGCCTTGCAAACGCCTCCAACATTGAAGTAAGGACACCGCCTTCGTTAAAATCCGTAACCTTGTTTTGATTAGCAATAATCCATGCCTGCATGTCTTGCATAATTGCGTTATAGGTTTTAATTTCAAAAGACATTATATCGCTCCTTTTACAGTTATAGTCTTACCGCCAATCAGCTCTACATCCAGAGCATAATACAGCTTGTCACCTTCCCCTTTTAGGGAAACACTACCGATTCTTGATATGCGAGGGTCTTGTATAACAGTATCTTTTAAATTTGAAACCAAATACACCACGGGAGCGTTATTCCTAAATGAGCTTCCAACTGTTGTTAATAGTCCATACGTGGTTAACCGGACCCTGTTTCCCAGCTCTTCACTTAGACGGTTGTTAATTGCCTGTATAACATTCTCAACGTTCGAGACAATCATAAAGTCGCCATGTTCGCCTATCAGCACATTTCCATCTGCATCTATTTTTATATCATCTCCATACGGATTGTTGAGATTTAAATCATAAACCTGATTTTCTTTGCTTGAAGCTGAAGGTATCAAAGCAGGAATTGCAATAGTTTTCCCTATTCTTGTCTTTAGATCATCATCTCCGCTCAAGTTATTATAGAGAGCGATTAGTTGCGCATACGAAGGATTTCCGTAAAATTGATTCGCCAGTTTTTCCAGTGTATCAGTGCTTTTAATAATCACTGTAGTATATCCATACACAGAAACAGCATTGGATTGTGTGATCTCTTTTGTAACTTGTACATCTTGTATGTTTTTCAACATGTTTTGAATATTAGACAATAATTCCTTGATATTTACTACTTCACTCGACGCTGCTTCTTGCGTTTTCCCATATGCAACTAGCATTGCAGTACCGGACAGCAAGTTGTTTGCGAGATCGCCAACTTCTTCCCAGTCGTTCACAAAGGTGTCCCAATAATCACCCATAATTGACTCAAGATTGTCTGGGTCTAGAAGATCGCATACCCGTTTCACAAAAGATAAAAGTCGTTTACAAGCTGAAGCTGGATATCGTATCAATGCCCCCGTCTGCTGTGCATAGCTTACAATTTGATCATGCACACTACTTGCAGCTTCAATTGCACCATCTATTTCGTTCGCAATTCTTCTCACGCTAGCAAACATATTTTTTAAAGCATTCAGCGTGCCTTGTATGTTAGTTATTAGAGACATAATCTGATTTCTGCTTAACACTGGTATGGCTTGACCGGTTTCTTTCTTCACATACCTGCCTAACGGCCGCAACCCTGTCAGTTCAATTGTGTAGCCATAAAACGTAGGCCGTTCTTTTGATCTGCTTATTCGAAAACTGTCTAATGATACTACCCAACCGTCAGCTGTCATGCCTACAACGATTCCATTTTCGTCGACAAGTTTTTCCGATGGAATTGACGACAGATCGTACATTCTAAGCTCATAGTTGTAATAGTCTTTGTACTTCGTATTGGTCTTAAACCGCATGATCCTGTCTCTGAACGCATAAATTGCGGTCTTGCCATCCATCAGCTCATCTCCCATCCCCCTGCGGTATATTTTTCTTATTTTTGTTCCTCCGGTATTCCCTGTTACAGTTATCTTAGCTGTTTCACTGCCATAATCTTCTTCAAACAAGCCTCCAAAAGTTTTAGTCCGTGATATTCTTTGCGGTTCAGATATTTCTATACTTTCTGGAGGTATCGAGAGAGTAAAAGCATCTTCTGGTTCCCAAGGTGTATTCTTATTTACTACTTCAAACAGTATTGATTTCTGCCAAATCGTTTCGCTCATACGATTATACGATTGTTCCTGTGCCCGGACCAGACAAACCGGAACCGGGGGTAACTCCCGATACATTTGTCACGTTTACCTGACCATAAGTTTTAATATGATCCACAATAACCCCTGCTATCTGTTTCCATAAATTTTCGATCCTTGTCCTCTCAGCCTGTGGGGCATCCGGATCAATGATTAAGTTTGCTATAGATTGACCTAATACATCACTATTTAACGCCATATTATGCTCCTTTCAGCTTATTAATTCCGGCTGCCGCTCCTCCATGAGGAGCGCCGCTGAATATACAAGCAGAAAGTATGTTCGGCTTCCAATTAGTTGCGTCTCCCGTTTTAATTTTTGTCCCCTCCTGGTTCTGAATAAACTCATTTCCATTTTTATCTTTCAACTTTATTCCAGATTCGTCTACGACTACCTGGTTGCCATGCCAGTCTGTAAGCTCAATCTTCTTTTCCACTTTTTTCACACTCAAACTAAATCCATTTTGATCGATTATCCTGTACTCTCCCGTTTCTTGATTATACGTGATTTCCCAACCAGCTTCTAAAACGCTTATATCAAGCTTCTCTTCGAATTGTTTAAGAAGCTTCTCAGATTCTTTTCCAAGCACATCTAATCTGGATGCGATAATAAACGCATTCTCGACTACGCCGCCAGGGAAGATAACTAATACCTTAGCTCCAACAGGCGGAAGTTTTTTTGCTCCTACTATCTTATTGTTTGCAACAGATACATACCCGTCTGCAGGCACGCCCACCTTGTAAAGCAAAATACCATTATGCAACCTTACATCGGCTGTTGAGTCAAAGTGGATTTTTTCCACCACACCCCAAATCGGATTCAATCCTGCTGATCCAACAATAGATTTTTCTGCTCGATCTAATCCTTTCTCATAAGCTGTTTGAGGTATATCAACAGGTTCTTCTATATAAGTTAAACTAATTTCCATTTTCATCACCTCTCTATCTCGAGTAC